AGATCGGGGCCTTCCTCGGCGCGATCTTCTCGATGGATGCCAAGATGGTGCCGAAGCGCTCGCTTCACACCGGAGCCCAGCGCCAACTCCAGATCAAGTCCCGCAATGTCGGCATGACCAAGGACCTGCGCCGGTTGATCATGCGGCTCGGCGCGCGCACCGACATCGATATGATCTTGGAGAATTGCTACAATTATGAGCCGACGAACTTCTGGTCGCTGACCATTCGTCAGGACGAGGACCTCGCTTTCCTGCGCAAGGCCCTTCGGATCATCGGCGTCAATCGCCGCTTCTGGGATCAGCCGATCGCCGTGCGCCGCTTCTTCGACAGCCGTTATGGCGAGGACCGGATCGTCGCGATCGCCAAGGCCGCGCCGACCGCGACCCGCTGCCTGACCGTCGAGGAAGATCACTCATTCCTCGCCGATGGCATCGTCGTCCACAATTCGACCTATTGCTCGCGCCTGTTCCCGGCATGGTGGCTCGGCAAGCGCGAAAACAAGAAGTGGCTGCAAGGAGGCCACACCCAGCGCTTCGCCGAAAAGGAGTTCGGCAAGAAGCTGCGCGACGGCATCATCGACACCGCAGGTTATCGCAGCGTCTTCCCGGATGTCGCGGTCCGCAGCGCCTCGGTGGACGAGATCATCCTGACCAACGACTGCGCCTATGTGGTCAAGGGCGTCGGACAGGGTATTTCCGGCTATCGTTCGCACTTCAACAATATCGATGACCCGTATCCGACCGAGAAGGCGGCACAGTCTGAGGTGACCCGGAACACCGTCTGGGACTGGTTCACCAACGACTTTAGAACGCGCCGCCTGCCCGGTGCCGGGGAACTGATCATCGTCACCCGCTGGCACAGCGATGACATCGTCGGACGCTTGGAGGACATGATCCGCGAGGGTCAGGTTGAACCGTGGGAAATTATCAACCTACCCGCGTTCTCGCTCGGTGAAGATGTCGATCAATTGAATCGAAAAATTGGCGAGCCACTTTGGGGTGAATTTTTTACCACAGAGTTTCTTTTGAACATCAAAGGTCCAATGACCCCGAACCGCTGGGAAAGTCTCTATCAGGGCTCGCCTACACTGTCGGATGGTAATATTCTTCAACGAAAATACTTGAAGTATTATACGGATGTTCCACAAAAGAGGCGGGGGGACCCTGCGAATCCTCCGCGCGGATTCGAAAATCCTCTGGCCAAATTTATGGACAGGGGACCCTCGGAATCCTCACCAGAAAACGAAATTTCTCCAAACCAGAATCCTTTCCACCGCATTCGTACCGTCGTTTCGGTGGACTCGGCGGAAAAGGACACGGCGCGCGCCGACTATTCGGCCATTCAGGTCTGGATTTATGCCAGCGACATGAAGCATTATCTGGTGGACATCGTCCATGGAAAGTTCGAGTTCCCGGAACTGATCGAGAAGATCGAGAACGCCGCAGCCAAATGGGAGGCAGACATCATCCTTTGCGAAACGAAAGGTGCTGGTAACCAGTACATCCAGTCGCGGCAGGGCCATGCACCTTGCAGCATCATCGGCTACAATCCGGGCCGGGACGACAAGTCGATCCGGTTCGAGGGCACGATGGGGATGTGGAATGCTGGTGAGGTTCTGATGCCCAGCCGGGCACCATGGCTTGAAAAATACATTGACGAACTGCTGCGCTTTCCGGCCGGTAAGAACGACGACAATGTGGACGCCACCAGCCAGTATCTGAACTGGCACCGCGCCGATGGTGGGTGGAAGCGCGGCGTCAAGAAACTTCGCTCTTGACACCGGCCACCCGACCATGGCAAACCGACGACATGCACCGGGAGCCGAAAGTCCGCCCCGACTTTCCCGCTGCATCGACGGCCTCGATCTGCTCACGCGATCGGGGCCGTCCTCTTTTCAAGACCGGGCCGGGCCGGAGAAAAATTGGGCCGGCGCCGGAGAAAATTAGAGCCGGGGCCGGATCGAATTCGGGCCGGGGCCGGAGAGAAAATGGGCCGGAGCGATTTCTGGACCGGGCCGGGGCGAGAAAAATTCTGACCGAAATCTCGACCCACCTCCGAGACGATTAAAATTTTAGACAAATGCCCGCGAATCGCGTTAACCTTAACAATTAAGGTTAACGCCCCATTCCCGCAGCCGTTAACCTTAACGATTAAGGTTAACGACCGAAATTCGCCCCGTTAACCATAATCAGGACAAAAGCAGCATCGCAGGCCCTGCCCGATGCAGCTTTCCCAATCTGCTAACCCATTGAAATCATTCAATAATCGCCCCTAATGCAGAAATCCCATAAAAGCAGCATCGCACCTCCCAATATGCGACCATCACCTTTCCGCCATTAGGGTTAAAAATTAAGGTTAAGGCCAATCGAAACGAAACCTCCAGTTAACCCTAATTATTAAGGTTAACGCCTGCGGGCGTATCGCAAAACGCGATTAACAATATCCGCACAAGCTGCTTGCATCCGTCGCAAAATGCGATATGGTGAGGATGTCAACAACGGAGATACAGACATGGCAAAGGCTCATCCATCCATCACATTCGAGCGCATCATGGAAGCGGTTGAACGGTCCCAGACGGGTCTCGACAATCCGGGTTTCTGCTGCGGCTGCGGCTGCGAGGTCGAAGGCGTCGAACCTGACGCGCGCCGCTACGAATGCGAAGAGTGTGGCGAAAAACGCGTCTATGGCGCGGAGGAACTCGCTCTGATGGTCTGCTAACAGGAGGCGCGCAAGCGCCTCTTTTCCTGCGCCGATCCGTTAACCCTAATTATTAAGGTTAACGCCTGCGGGCGTCTCGCAAAACGCGATTAACCATAAGGAGACAAACCGCTTGCAACGGTCTCGCAAAATGCTAGGTTGAAGCGTCAACAGAAGGAGACAGACATGCCGCAGCACAAACTTTCTCACATCCTCGCATCCCGTATCGCTTCGATCGCGCATCTGGAGCGCATGGGTGGCGAATGCCATATTCCCGTGATCGAGCGCCATCAGGACGAGATCGAGCGCCTTGTGAAGGCCTACATGCCATCCGGCTCCGGCTTCGACAATGGCACCCAGATCGATTTCGACAAATCGACCGAGGAAAAACTGGTCTTTCATATTGGATTCCATCACATGGACGACAATGGCAGCTATGACGGTTGGACCAATCACGTGGTCACCGTGACGGCCAGCTTCACCTCGCCGAATATCAAAATTTCCGGCCGCGACCGGAACGGCATCAAGGACTATATCGCCGACTGCTTCCTGCCTGTGCTCGCCGAACTGATCACGGAGGAATGGGACAACGAGGCGAAAGAATTCACCTTCTACAACAAACATGACTGGAAGGCCTGACACATGCCCGGCCGCTCGAAGGAGCGGCCGACACCTGCCCGCCCCGCGTTAACCCTAATTGTTAAGGTTAACGCCCGGCCCCGCACCACCGGCCCGCCGTTAACCTTAACGAACGGTCTCGCAAAATAAGAGTAGACAAGCCGCAAGGATTTGATAATCTGTGAGCGTCAACAACGGAGATCAAACCCATGGCCCTTTCTGAAAAAGCAGCAACAGCCAAGGACAAGCGCACCGGCCTGTCCGACATGCAGCACCGGCATTTCACCACCATCGCCACCATCATCCGCAATTTCGGCTATCCGCAGGAGCGCCAGCGCATCGCCGAAGAATTCGCCCGCGAACTGCGCCACACCAATCCGCGCTTCGACCGTGACCGCTTCCTTGCGGCCTGTCTATCGGAGGACGCGTAATGTTCTACGCCCTGCGCGAGACAGCCCACACGACGACGCTGGTGGAACTCGCCAGCGCCAAGGAGGAGCAGCACCTACAAGCGGCCGGATACTACGTCCGGCGCGTCACGCGTGACTATGCGCACCGTTGGGTGAAGCAGGACGGCCACCACGAAACCGGCCTCTATGTCGATGAAGGCAAGGTCAAATATGCCAAGGCCGATCCGGGCGGTTACTGATGCCGATCCTTGCGCTGATCGTGGCGCTGGCTTGGCTTTATATTCTCTGGCCCTTATAGACCTGCCCGGCCAAGCTCCGGGCATTTTTCCGCCCGCCCGCGTTAACCCTAATTGTTAAGGTTAACGCCCGCCACCACCCGCGCACCCGAAAATTAACCATAGCGAAACTTCCCGCTTGCTCGCAAAATGAAACGTGATAGTCTCTTATTGTCAGCAACGCAAAGGAGTGAGCCTGATGCAGAAAACCGAAACCCTTTCCAGCGGCGCGATCATTTTCGACCGCTTCGACCTGCCGGAGCAGCAGGGCAACATGGCGGCGGAGGTCGTCTTCTGCTTCCTGCCTGACAATCCCTATACGCCCTTCGTCGTCTGGCACCGCACCAAGAAGGACGGCGGCACCTATTGGGGCCACTACCATACCGGCGCGGACCTCGACAAGGCGCGGGACTATTTCGAGGATCGCAGGCGGCACTATTCCGCCATGCGCCGCGAACTGGCCGACTATGCCAAGAAGCTGGCCAATGGCGGCACCCTCCCGGCAACAGGTGCGGCGCAATAGCGCCTCACCACCACCCGCCCCGCATTAACCCTAATTGTTAAGGTTAACGCCCGGCCCAGCACCACCGGCCCACGTTAACCATAGCTGGTCTTTCCGCTTGCACCTCTCCCATAATGCGATATGGTGAAGCGTCAACAAAGGAGAGACCAATGAAATTCTTCCTCAACGAACGTAACCGCCATGCCATGGCCAATTGCTTTACCGTCGCCGCCGATCGCTTCAAGGACAATGCCCGGACGATGGAGCAGGTCGCCGCGACCGGAGGCAATCCGATGCTGACCGCCGACGCCGCCAAGATGCTGGCGGCTGAATTCGCCAGTCAGGCGCAACAGGCGCGGGCCTTCTCGCAGATATTCGACGCCTTGCTCGATCCGGTCGAACTTGTCTATGATCAGGACCCGGAAGATGATGAAAACCCGTTCCACCCGGAAAGCCCGGAAGGTCGCGACTGGCAGAGGCAGTTTGACAAGCTAACCAAATAATGCCCGTCCTCACCCTGATTGTCGCGCTAATGTGGCTCTATATCCTCTGGCCTTTATGAGACAGCGCCCGGCAGACTGCCGGGCGCGCTCCCGTGCGGGATCATTAACCCTAATTTTTAAGGTTAACGCCCGATCCGCTCCCGTGCGGGATCATGGTTAACCGTTAACCATTCTCGCTCTTTCCGCTTGCACCTCTCCCAAAATGCGATATGGTGGAGAGGTCAACAGGAGAAAAACACATGCCGGAAGTCAAGGAATACACCGTTTACAAATTCGATGAATTGTCCGACGCGGCCAAGGAACGCGCCCGCGACTGGTGGAAGGAACACGTCTTTTCCGATTCCCACGATTGGGAATATGTCTTTGATGAAGCCGTGCGTTTTGGCGCGCTGCTGGGAATCGATATCGACCGGCGCAGTGTCCGCACCATGGGCGGCGGCACCGTCACCGAGCCGACGATCTATTTTTCCGGCTTTTCCAGCCAAGGCGACGGCGCTTGCTTCGAAGGCGACTATGCCTATGCCAAGGGCGCGCGCAAGGCCCTGCTGAAAGAGATCGGCGGCGAGTCCGATGGCGACAAGACACTGCTTCGCATTGCCGACGCCTTGCAAGCCCTCCAGCGCAAGAATTTCTATCGCCTCACGGCCCGGATGCGCCATGACGGCCACTATAATCATTCCGGCTGTATGTCGGTGGACGTGGACGGTATGTCCTATGACGGCTGGAACATCGACACGGAAGCCGACCTGCGGCAACTGATGCGCGCCTTCGCCGACTGGATTTATCGCCAGTTGGAAGCGGAATATGAGGCGCAGATGGAAGACGAAACCGTCGATGACAATATTACCGCCAATGAATATACGTTCGATATCAACGGTAAACGGGAGGATTGAATAAAGATTGAGGCAAATTTGCCTCAATTTTTATCCGCCCACCCGTTAACCTTAATTGTTAAGGTTAACGCCGAGGGGCACCTCGCAAAATAAAAATTAACCATGTTTTATTTTCCGACTTGCAGCGTTCTCGCAAATCGGTATGATCTGGCTTGTCAACAAACGCAAACCGGAGACCCCGACCATGACAACTCTTCTTCGTGCATCCCGCCAGTGGGCGACCCGCCCGGCCGACGAACGCTTTTCATCCGTTGCCGCCCTACATGCAAAGGCGCTGGATTTCCAGAACACCTCCAAGCGGTCCGACGTGCCGACCTCGAAGCTCAAGGTCGCCGCCCATGACGGCGACGTTTTCCTCGAATCCCGTGATCACAAGATCGGCCTGACCAATTGGTCATTCGGCCAGCTTGCCACCACGGCGGGCGCGCCTGCGCCCTATCTCCAGAAGCTTCCGGCACACCTCACGGAAGCCTGCCTGAACGACGGCCTGCGCCGCCTTGACGCGGAACGCGACCGCGACAATCGCCTGCTGTTCAATGCCAATGAACATTCCGGCATGATCACCTTGCGGGCGCTGACCTCTACCAAATACGCCCGTATCTGGAATTCCGACATTACCCGCCGACTGGTGGAACTCGAAGAGGTCGGCCCGTGGCAACCGGCACCGGCCGCATTTGACGGCTCACGCGGCCTGTATATGGGCGATCGTGATATGTTCGCCTTCATGGTTGACAATGACCGGCGCATTTTCGAAAAGGGACCGGGCGGCGGCTTGTCGCGTGGCTTCTTTGTCAGCAATTCGGAAGTTGGCGCGGCATCGTTCCGAATCACCACGTTTTTCTATAACTACATCTGCGGAAACCATATGGTCTGGGGTGCCAGCGGCATTAAGGATGTCAAGATTCGTCACGTCGGCGATGCCGATGACCGGGCTTTCGGCAATCTCTATGCCGAACTCAAGACCTATGCCGACTCGTCGGCCACCGATGACGAATTGAAGGTCAAGCGCGCCCGTGAATATGTCATTGGCAAGGACCTCGAAGAAATTCTGGATACCGTCATGGGCCTGCGCATTTCCGGCCTGTCGGCCAAGATGGTCACGGCGGCGCACACGCTGGCCACCGAGCGGGAGGACTGGTATGGCGCGCCGAACACCGTCTGGGGCCTTGCTGGCGGCATGACGGAGATTGCCCGCGACCTGCCCAACGCGGATGACCGCACAACGCTGGAAGCCACGGCGGGCAAGATCATGGAAATCGCTTTCTAAGCGTTAACCATTCCGGAGAATGAAGAGAGGCGGTCACTTGACCGCCTTTCTTTTTGCGATATACTGGCCTTGTCAACAGGGAGAAACGCAATGGATTATCTTACAGGTCTTGAAGAGCATCGGGATTTTCATTATACAACCGACGCGGAATGGGATCGGGAAGGCGCGCGGGATATCGGCCGGGCGCATCCGGATCGGGCATGGATCGCCTCTGATCGGGATGTTTGGTATCCGAATCCCTTTTACGTCGGACCGCCACAGCGTCACCCGGAGGAGGATGATTATGATCAACCGGCCGGGCCACCGGCCGCACCACGGCCACCGATAGACGATCCATGGTGAGGCGCGCAAGCGCCTCTTTTCTTTCGCCCTCCCGCCGTTAACCCTAATTGTTAAGGTTAACGCCCGGCCGCGCGGCGCGCCCCGCCGTTAACCATACCCGATCTTTCCGCTTGAACGTCTACCAAAATGCGATATGGTGAGGGCGTCAACAAAACAGGAGATCGACATGCGAACCGTCAATTACACCGACAACATTCTCGACAGCCGCGACCTCTATCTTCGCAAGTGTGAACTGGAATCGCTGCGCGATGCCGCCACATATGCCGAGGAAGTCGCGGACGCGGCGCAAACCGATGTCACGCTGGCCATGCAGGGCGACGGCGTCACCGAGGACCTGCAAGAGGCCTTGGACAGCGCCTTGGCCGACCTCAAGGACGCACAGGACGAATTTTCCCTGCCGGAGCAGCAGGAACTTGACATGCTCGAATCGATCGAAAACGAAATCGACGGTTTCATGGATGGCGTCACCCTGATCAACGAAACCCATTTCGAGGACTATGCGCAGGAATATGCCGCCGACGTGCTGGGGATCGACACGCGCCGCAATGCATGGCCGCTCAACTGCATTGATTGGGCGCAAGCCGCCGTGCAGCTTCAAAGCGATTTCTCGCAGGTGGAAATCGAAGGCGAAACCTATTATTTCAGCTAGGACTAATGGAGGGGCTTCGGCCCCCTCCTCTCTCGCCCGCCCGGCGTTAACCCTAATTATTAAGGTTAACGCCCGCCACCGGCCGCGCGCCCGGCGTTAACCATCCCGAATCTTTCCGCTTGCGTCTCTCGCAAAATGCGATAAGGTTGGATTGTCAACAGCAAGGAGCGCAGCAAATGCACACTCTCAATTCTCTTCTTAACGCCCTCTTGGATGCCGATAAAATCCATTTTGAAGGCATCCACTATCGCGACGAAAGCCGCGTCTATTCGGGCGATTTGTGGCGTATCTGGCCCGCGCCGGAGGGCGAAAGGCTGGAAAGCAAGAAATGGTCGCGCCTGCAAGGCCTGATGGAACAGCGCAATATGCAATTGCGTTTTGATGACGAGATCATCCGCGATGACAATGGCAAGGTCCACGAACTCAATCCGGGATACCATGGCCAGATTGCCACCTATCGCGTGTTTAGCGATTCGTCGGTATGGGCGCAGGATGAGGCGCAGGACAATCCCGACGCCTATCTTGAGGTCCTGCTGGCGGAGGAGGAATTACAGGCCCGCTCCGATCGCTGGCTGACCGATGAGCAGCTTGAAGAGCGCGGATTCACCCGCTTCTCTTATGACGCCGAAAGCGGCTTTCATCGTGGCCAGACCGATACGCCGGAATCGGTTGTCGAGCGCCTGAAATTAGACC